CATACGGCTAACAGCTTCCATGATGACATTTGCGGGCGCGCCGATACTGTGTCAGGTGAGTTTGTTATATATTCATGCATTTTGGCAGGGTCAGACCAGGCTAAGCCCGCCATGGGCACGGTGTAGACTGTGCCGTTAGGGGTAGTAAACGTCCATGCCGTAGAATTATCCACTGTGACCGAAACATCGGTGTTAGTTTGAGTATCACCTTCACCGGTAGAATCATTTGCTGGTTCATTTACAGGTTCAGCAGTGTATTTCTTGGTGGTATCATTAGGATCTGTGATAGTTGCACTGGTTTTTTTCTTAACGACGTTTCCAGATTCCCGTGTCGTGATAATGGGAATCTGCTCTGTAACGGATTTGATAACAGATCCAGACGCCCCGCGGCTGGTCAGGTAATTGGTTATATACTGCACAGTATCTTCTGTTGTACCGGTTGTATCGATGTTATACACAGCTCCGTCAGTGGTAATTGTCCATTTGCCATCCTGCATCTTAACTGTGGTAATATTATTAACACCTGATTCAGCTGCTTGCCGGGCGGCATTAATGGCCACCTGGTTATTAGGGGGTGTAGGCGGGCCGTTCCGAAGCAGCCCATTTACAGACCCCTGATTGGGACCTAATAATATACCCATAATTTAACCTCCATCTTGATGCTTCGACTGGAGACTTTGGAATGCATATACTCCGGCCGAGACGATTAGATACAAACCCAGCATAATTAACGGAGAATTTTGCAATATAGTATTCCCAGCAATGCCACTGTCCATTTGTCCCCAGGCATACAGCGTGACGGAAATTCCTGCCAGGATATAGAGCCAAGCATCATGTTTGATAAAGGCCGCAGCTACCACAGCTATCATGACCAATACATTTACTAACGTAGCCGCTAAGCTTAGAAACCCCGCGTTTATGGCCGTGCTGACTGTTTCGCTCATAGAGTCACCGAGAGCTGCCCCGAGAGCTGCCCCCAGTGAATTAATGGCATCGGCAATAATTTGAGCAGTTTCAGGTGTCATAATTACACTCCTCGTTTCATTTTTTCAACTTCACGGATAGTACTCATATCAACACCTTGATCAGCCAGGCGCTGATATACTGCCATTTCATCATCAGTCATTCGTGGTGTTTTTAATCCGACCGGAGGTGTTTGCTCTGCCGCATCTCTAATTTGTTCAAAGGTCGGGTTCTCCTTATTAAGATCATAAACGGTCAGGCGCTTCTTGATCTGGATACGCTCCTGCCCTTCAAAAATATCCAATACGTTATAAGAGCGATAATAAGGCCAAAGTTCTTGAGGACGTAATACCATAGGAGATAATTGAGACCATGGCTGGCCAGTCAAAAACCCTTTACAATCGTAAGTGACGATAGACATATACTGCCCTTGCCGTATATGGTTTTCCTTACCCCAGGGAGAGAAGTGCAGATCAGAACAGACTGTTAAAAGGTGAGTCAACCAACGCATACGGTCATACAGCCACATCCAATTCTGCAGTGTATAAAAGATGCCGAGAGAAAGCTTGCGACGTTGCATACCAACATAACCTGTCAGCTGGTTGATAGTGGTCATATGACGGGACGAGTCATTAAATTGTTGAATTTCGTCAATTCCCACAACAACATTTTTAAGCTCCCCAGACATCAACATAAGCTCTTTAAGATCGATGTCTTTTACCAATTTGCCCTTAGGGCTATACAAGGTATAGCCCGGAAAGGATCTGCAAACACCCCCTAGTGCCATATGATATTCCATGAAGTAGGTCATGGCAGTAGTTTTGCCAGCGCCTTCCGGGCCAATAAAACCCCAAATAGCAACCATTATAGTTTTACCTGTGGGGGTGGATTGTTACCGTTTTGCCCAGGCTTGGGCGTCCTAAAACGTTCACCGGTAACCGCAGCAACAGCTTGTTCCCGAGCCGCACCGTTAATTGATGCCCAGCCGGAAAGCTTGCGTCTCAGATAATCCATACCTTGTTTATCATCAAATTCAACGCATAAATCGAAATACGCAAGAGCAGCGTCGAGTTTTTTCTCAGCCTCCGCATTCTTACTGTTCATTATTATCGTGCGCATCCAAAGTTTTTCTGGATCATCCCCAGCTTCCAGCAGTTCACGCACGATAGATGGCATACTGGTTTGGGTCATCATGCCTTCGAGTTTTTCCCGAGTTAGACCACCAGAGGGAGCTGGTGACGCATCAAAAGTACCTTCAGGCGGTAGATTTTCAGTAATACCTGTGACTTCAAGAGGTACCGTATTTTCAATAGCTTCTTTTGTATTGTTATTTTTCTTCACCATTTCATCCTCCAGTCATAGAACCCCAAACTAAAATCAGGGCCACCAAGATAGCTGCCAGAAAACCAATTAAGGCGCCTTTTTTTAGCGTTCCCCAAATATCGCTCATGGATTTACAGAAACGTTTAACAACAGGGGGCCAGGCTATAAGTGCCCGGTAGAGTTTTTCAGGAGGTGTTGCCATGCCTACTGGCAATATCGGAGGTTTATAAATAGGGGAACCATCATTTGCATAGTCACGAATAACCACTGGCAGCCATTTGCCATCATATAAATAGCGTTTCCATGATTGACCTATGATTTCAGATTCGATATTTTCAATATCCCAACCAGACCGGGTGTCTATTATCAGTGTACGGGTTGTGACAGTGCTGTCCCTTTTCCCTAGAATGGCCATTTTAACCTCCCTGACGAAAACAACCCGATAATCATCATCAAAACCAAAGTGGCACCTCCACCATAGATAAGAGTTTGAATGATATCTGCTGCCCTATCCTTTTTAAGTTCAGGATCCAGCATGAAATGAGCTTGTTTACGGCGTTCTCTGCCTATTTGATTGACGATGTCTTTACCGTTTTTCTGTTGCTTAGCTGTGTCGCCTGATACAGAGATGGGAACTACATCACGTTCGCATACCAACTCAAAGGGAATTTGAGTTTTCTTTTGAGGAAAGCAGCAATCGGATAGCAATGCCCATCCCTGCATCGACTTATCATCACGGACGCATCCTACGTCTACGGGCAGGAGTAATGGCAAACACCTGCTGTCTTCTGTTAAAAGAAGGATTCCGTGTACTCGTTTTTTCTGCCCAAATAACATAGGTGCTCAAAGTGAGTTAGCGCAGGCGGCGGCCAGAATGGCCGGCGGAACCACGGGAAGCTTTGACTTCTTTGACAATCAGGAAGCCTACAACACCTAGAGCGCCGCCCCAGAGCAGGACCGGAGTCCAACCCAGGACTGTTTCGAACATGGTGTAATCGGCAATATTGGCATCGGTCATCAGCGTTTGAAGAGCTGCGGTCATTTCGGGGAAAAAGGCAGCCAAAACTATGATTCCGAGTATGGCGCCACCAATATTTAACATTCTACTCACTTCAATTCACCTCCTTTCTTTACTAATTTGTTTAAAATGTTGAGATTATGCTCTCCGAGGAATCAGAGCCATGATTGTGCCGCCAATAACTGCTAAAACGGCTATTACAATCAAAACCGGTGTCCAACCAACGATTGTGCCCATCATGGTAAAGTCCGATAGGGCGTCAGTCTCATAAGCGATGGTCAGAGTTCGTGATTGACTAGCTACCAGACCCGTGACATGTAGGGTATTGGTAGCGGTGGTATAAGTGGCGGCAACCAGTGGGTTAACATCCAATACATTGTCCGATGTAATACCGGTTATTGATGTAGTGCGGTCCTGGTAAGGATCTGTAGTTAGTACTACATCAGCAGCTGTCTCACCGGCTCCAGTAGTCACGGCAGGAAAAGCTTGGGTAGCCGCATCCGTTTGTAGATCATGGGTAGAGTTAGTCAGATTTGGCATGAAATTAAACAGGAGGATGACTCCAAATATAGCCGCAAGTGCACCAAATACTTTCAAATTATTCACCTCCTTTCAGTCAAACTTGGCTTTGAGATGAATAATAAACCAGTTAAATTCCCAATTCGCACAACGTATTGTGCGAAATCACTGAGGGTATATGAATAATTAATATAAATACCTTAAACACCTGAATTGCCTTTACTTAATTTGAGAGGTCGGTAGACTTAGAGCATGGAGATAACACAGGAAAGGGTAAAACCGATCAGGCTAACAGTGGTAGGTGTAGCTATGGGAGATATCTCAGGCTTTAGAGATGATATAGAACTTATCCTTTCGCACTGGCATCGCAGTACCAGTGCACTTGCAAAACCTGCTGGGGTACACAGGAATACATTGCTTAACTGGAGGCGTGGTCGATGCCTTCCCCGTGACCCCCTGTCGTTCATGGTGATAAAGAGATGCGCAGAAGATATACGAAGGTCTTTAGCCGAACAGCCCTCGCAACAGTAATAGCCATAATACTATCGCTATTTACTGCTGCTCCGGTATTGGCTGTTGACCCTGCTACTCCAACTACTTATACCCTGGATGATGTTCAAGCGGTCCATAACATTGTTGAGACGGGTGATACCCTGATAGCATTCAAGTACACTATTGCCTATTCATCAGGGCAGCCAACTACTCCAGCCAACAAGCTCTTTCATTTTCGCCTTATGGATACAGATGGCGTTACCCAGCTGGGAGCGGTTGAGCCTTATGCCTATAACAACGCCGGTTATGACATGGGGTATTCAGCCTTCTATTTTGCAGTTGCTGATGCTCCCACTTGGGAGGATGCTCTGGTACTCAAAATGGTGGGGAACCCTCAGTATTGGGTGACGCCTCCGGAAGTTAACTACACTATGACTGGCTCCGATTACAGCCAATTATCTACTAAGAAAGAAAATCAATCCCTGATGGGTAATTGGATTATAGAAGTCTGCCGGACTCTAGAGATCAACTGGTCAGTTAAATTACTGACCGAAACCAACCAGGGGACGGTATTTAATGACTACGGAGCTGCTTATGGTAATGGAACCATCCCCGGATTACAGACTATGTGCCCCAAGATATATTCCACCCAAGCACAAGGTTTAGACCTTACTAGAAGGACATGGGGCACTGATATGCTAACTACCTGGGCAGAACAATGGAATGGCACTGTGGTGGGTGATGCCCTAACAGGTTTGGCTGATATATTTAATAATGCTGTCAGCTGGCAGATACTTACCAGTTTGCTGTGTCTGATTCTAGTAGTAGTTTTATTTGGCTGGTCACAATTTAAATACTCGGATAATCAATCGGCTATGATAGCCGGTTCCTATATTTTGGCCGGTGGTACGGCCATGGGATTATTTAACGGGGTTATCCTAGCGATTATTACCATTATTTACGCGTTTTACACCGGTTATGTCTTTATGGGAAGGCACGCATGAAGAAATTATTGGTATCTGTTATTCTTTTTATCCTGGTGGCCATTACAGGGGCTGTACCGATCATGGCCTCAACTATTACGGATGCTATCTATATGGCGGATATCCGGGCCACAAATGCCAGCTATACCGCCCAGCAGGTATCTGTGCCATTTATCTGGTCTTCCCAGAGCCTGCTGGATGGTTATTATATAGATCCGGACTTTTCTAATCTGGCATTTAGAGACTCCGGCGGGGTAGATATTGCCTTTATGCCCGGTTATGGCAGCAACCCCTGGATGATGTGGGTTGAGCAGATCAGCCAGAACTCCGCTATTAACTACAACCTCTATACCGGCGGCGACACTGCCATGGGGGGCAAACTGGCCTATTTCCCTGACACAGCCGGTATGAGCGTTGTTGATTCTGCGTCTTTGGAGCTAGGAAATGATTTTGAGATTGAGCTAAGTGGTAGATTTAATGATGGCTATAACCTATCTAAATTTGGAGCATTCTGGATTTATACGTCTGGAACAGATGTATCGGCAGGTAATTCATCAAGTTATACAGAAACTCCATATAATGTAAATACAGCTTCAGCTACATCTTGTACGTG